GGACCATCGAAGCCGCTATCGAGACCGCCCGCGACATGATCGAGCGCGTCGAGCGGCATCTGGTCGACCTGCGCTCCACCCCTTGGGCCCCGACCTACGTCGTCGGCTTCCCGCAGTACGGCTTCTGGCTGCACGAAGATCAGGAGGGGCTCGCCAGCAACATCCTCGCCGCCCGTCAGTTCAGCGATGCCGGTACGGCGTATCGCCTCGACGTTCGCAACGGCATGGGCGAGGTGGCTCAGGTCATACGCCGCGACAGCGCGCTGGACATGGCCATCGGCCAGCAGGAAGACCTGCACACGAGCCTGTGCGGCATGATGGCCGACCTCTACAACGAACTCGACGCCGACGCGAGGCAGGACCGCTAGACCTTCAACCCCCATGGGGCGGGCATGGTGCTCGCCCCCAACCGGAGAAACGACCATGACCCAGTCCCCTCTCGCCAGCATCCACGTTGCCACCCTGCGCGCCCTCCTCGATGTCTATCGCGCCAAGGGCGACACCGTCGCGGCGCGCCTGATCCAGACCGAGCTTTTCTACCGCCAGCCCATCGTGACGCACGCCGGCGAGTACGGCGACTGGATCGCCACTCGCGGCGACTACGACCTCGATTGCACCGTGGGCTGGGGCCGCAGCGAGGCCGATGCTGTCGCCGACCTGCTCGACATCGAGGAGGACCAGCGCGCCGACGGGCGGGCGCTGCCCGTCGACGACGGCGGCATGGCCGAGGAGCGCGCACGCCATCCATGAGCGCCCGATGCAGCGCAGCCCACAGGCCCACGCTCTTGCGAGCGTGGGCCTTTCTGCGTTATGGCTTGGGCCATGTTCACGCGCATCCCTGTTAAGCAGGAGCAGTTCCTGTGGCTCGTTGTCGATGGGCTGCCAGCGTCTCGCGCCTATGCCGAGGTGTATGGTCAGGACAAGTCGAAAGCGGTTTGCGAGGCCGCAGCGTCGAGATTGTTAACGAATGTTAAGGTCGTTTCTCGACGGCAGGAACTCATCGCAGCCAAGGCTCAGCGCCAGCCAATCACTGTCGAATACCTGTCTCGCGAGCTTCTCGCGGTGGCTGGCGAGAGCCGGAGCCTTGGTCAGGGCTCTGCCGCAGCCCAAGCCTACATGGGCGTCGCCAAGCTGCACGGGCTCCTCGTCGACAGAGTGCAGGCTGACGTGCTGGTCCGCAAACCCTCGTCGAGCCCTGAGAGCCCTGACGATCTGAGCGCCGAGGAGTGGCTCAACCAGTACGCGAGTAGTAAACTCATCGAGCACGATGAGCTCAATACAGTAGAGCCCACTACAGAGGGCTCGACTGATGCGGGCTCTACTTGACTATGCTTGGTCTATACTTAGTGCAACTCATTGGTGTGTTTGATCTATGTTAGTTTACTCAACCCTAGGTTGAGGGAGGGGGTCGACCCGGAAAGTGGGTACCCGGGTAGGTTGTGGGGCCCCACAAAAATTTACACGGAAGCCGAAATCAGCGCGTTCACGGTTTGTTCTAATGCCACGAAAGAACCGACAGAAGGCAATCACCTCGATCACCTACGACGGCTACGGGGTGAGCGAGCTTGGGATTGTGGGGCTCGCGCTGGAAGCCGTCGGCACGGTGACAGTGAACTTCGGCGATGGAACCACCTACGACTACGACGGGGTGCCGATAATGGTGTTCTGGGAGTTCGAGGCTTCCGGCCCCAGCGGAGCCTTCTTCAATGCCAATATCCGGGGTGTCTACGATTGACCTACCGTAGAAACCGTCTATGGTGGGACTATGCCCACAGGTGTCCACAACTCTCCCCGCTCTTTCAACACGGTCGACATGACCGGCCAGACCTTCGGTCGCCTCACCGCGATCAGCCGTGCCGGGACCAGCCCCGACCGCAAGGCGATCTGGCTGTGCCGATGTTCGTGCGGCGGCACGGCGTTCGTCACCGGCAAGGACATGCGCTCCGGCCACGTCAAGTCGTGCGGCTGCCTGATCACGACCGTCCTCAAGAAGCGCAACGCCACCCACGGCAAGGCCGGAACGAGGCTCCACAACATCTGGAAGGACATGCACAAGCGGTGCCGTCATCACCCGCGCTATGCCGGGCGCGGCATCGCGGTAGCCAAGGAGTGGGCGGACTTCCCGCCGTTCGAGGAGTGGGCGCTTGCCAATGGCTACCGTGTTGACCTCACCATTGATCGTGTTGATAACGATGGCGGCTATGGCCCTGACAACTGTCGATGGGCTACCCGTGCCGAACAGGCAGCAAACAGGAGTTCAAAATGGCATCCCAGCCCCAGCGCGTGATCATCGGGTTCAAGCCTCAACCGGGGCCACAGGTGGCGTTCCTGCGAGCACCCTTCGATATCGTTGTGTACGGCGGGGCACGGGGAGGGGGTGCCCTGCCCCCTCTGCTTCGGTAGAGGGGGCAAGCCTAGCAAGAGTTTCGCGTCACTTGGAGAGTTCTGGCTCCATGCCGAGAAGCACGGACCCGCAGCCCGGGGCCTCATGGTCAGAAAGACACGCGAAGACCTTAAGGACACGATTGAAACCGCACAGCAGATGTATGGCAGTGCGGCAGTATGGAATGACCAGAAGAAGTTCTTCCGCTTTCAGGGCGGAGCGATGCTCAACATGGCTTATCTTGAGACTGATCAGGACGCGCAGAATTATCAGGGATGGTCACTCACCCGCGTGTACGTCGAGGAGCTTACCCAGTACGCGGACAGTCGACCTATATTTAAGCTGCTCGCCACGTTGAGGTCCGCCATCCCCGGCATCAAGTGCCAGTTCCGCGCCACCTGCAATCCCGGCGGCCCCGGGCATCATTGGGTCAAGAACTGGATCATAGACAAGGGCGCGATGACGCCCTACACCGATCCCGATAACGGTTTGACCCGCGTGTTCATTCCGGCAAAACTGAGCGACAACCCGGCGCTGACGAGAAATGACCCAAACTATATTAACAGACTACGTGCCAGTGGCTCTCCCGAACTCGTTCGCGCTTGGCTTGAGGGTGACTGGGACGTCATTGAGGGTGCGTTCTTTCCCGAGTTCAGCAAGTCCCGGCACGTTGTCGGAGCCTTCCCCATCCCCAAGGACTGGGTGCGGTTTCGCTCGATGGACTGGGGCTCTGCGAAGCCTTTTTCGGTAGGGTGGTGGTGCCATGTCCAAGACGATTTCCAGACGCCAGCGGAGAGACGCCTACTTCCACGTGGCGCTATCGTTCGCTATCGAGAGTGGTATGGCGCTGCCGGACCTGATCAGGGACTTAAGCTCCCGGCGGAAGTCGTTGCCGGTGGGATTGCCGCCAGAGAGCAGGGCGAGGATATCAGCTATGGCGTCCTCGACCCCGCTGCGTTCGCTGTTGTTAGCGGTCCCTCTATCGGCGAGACGCTTGGACGCCACGGAGCGCATTTCCGAAGAGCCGACAATACACGCACCGGGCGGGACAAGAGGATGGGGGGATGGGACCAACTCCGGTCCCGGCTGAGGGGCGACGGCGACGGCAATCCGATGATCTTCTTTTTCGACAACTGCCGTGATACCCTCCGCACGCTTCCGATGATGCAGCACGACGAGAACAACCCGGAAGACCTTGACACCGACAGCGAGGATCACGCCGTGGATGAGGTGCGCTACGCCTGCATGTCCCGACCCTTCCGCTCGACCAGCGCCCTCGAACTGATCCGCGAAGATCGTAATCCGTTTCGCGTCGCCAACGCCTTCAAGCTCAACGAACTGGATTAGCCGATGGACCCTCGCGGAGCCCTTGCCCAACTGTTCCTCGCAGGCCGCTCCCCCGAGGAGCAGGCCCAGCGCATGGCGCGCCAGCACCAGCAGTCGGGGGTCGGCGGTGGAGCCCCGATGGCTCCGGGCCCGAGCCCGATGACGACGGGCGCTATCCCTAGTCCGAGCCCCGGAGCGGGTGGCGGTGGCGGAGGGTTCCTGCCCGAGACGGGGGTGCCGATGCCGACCCCGAGCCCCGGAGCCCCGCTCCCGGCCGACCTCGCCGTAAGCCCGCAGATGCCGCCCGATCCGATGGCCGCCAGCGCCCCCACCGACATGTCCCTGCTCCGCCCGCAGATGCCGCCGCCCGTCATGGGCGTGCCGCCCGATCTGCGCGGCATCCCGCAGAACAGTCTCGGCGGCGGACTGCCCCTCGACCTCGGCGTCAGCCCCCAGCGCCCGCCCGATCCGATGGCCGCCAGCGCGCCGACCGAGATTGGCGCATACGAAGCCAAGCGTTCCCGGCCAGCAGCCGCACCGAAGCCGAAGAAGCCGGAACCGGAGCCCGAGAAGAAGGACAGCCCCATCCTGTCGAAGAAGCGTAAAGGGGTTCGCAGCACGCAGTACCGGCTGAAGTAGATGGCCGAAAACCTGCCACCCATCGCCCCCACCATCTCGGCCGAGACCGGCAAGCCCGACGTTCCGCCCGTCGTCCCCGTCGAGCAGGAAGAGACAACCGATACCGTCGACAAGGAATACTGGGAACGCTGCCTCGCCGACGCCGAGCGCGCCGAACATGACTTCCGCCAAAGAGGCCGGGAGATCATCAAGATTTACCGCAACGAGGCGGGCACCGTAGCCCTCACCGGCAACAAGAAGAAGGACACCGGCATCGTCTTCAACGTTCTGTTCTCGAACACCGAAGTGATGCTGCCGAACATCTACGCGATCCCGCCGACCCCCGTGGTCAGATCGCGTTTCGTCAAGAAATCGGCACCGCCGATCCCGATGCCGCCCCCGATGGCACCGCCCCCCAGTCCTTCTGGCATGGTGCCGCCGCAAGGCGGTATGCCCCCGCCGGGCGGACCACCCTCCATGCCCGGCGGGGTGCAGACCCCGCTGGGGGCGATGGGGATGGAAACCGGCGCTCTTGCGCCTCCGCCGATGGCCCCTCCGCCCGGCCAAGGGATGCCGCCGGAGGAGAACACCCTCGACATCGGCATCAACCTGACCGGGCTGCCGCAGGAGCAGCCCGCGCCCCCACCGCCGCCAGAACCCCCACCCCCGCCGATGATGATGCCGGGTGGACCTGCACCCCTGCCGCCGGGGCTGCCGTCGCAAGACGACATCGAGACGGCGGCTGCCGTCATGCAGAAGGCGTTGGAGATCGTTCTGGATGACGATGTCAGCCACGAAGCCGTCAAGGCGGCGGTGAAGGACGTT